AGGAAAAAGCCAAGAGCAAGCAGAAGGAGGGCCAAGGGCAGGGAAGTGTACAGCTCGACAAAAGCCTCATCCAATTCATCGGTGACGGGGGGGATCCCCAGAGCAGTAAGCCTCAGCGACCAGATAAGCCATCCCAAGGGAGTAAGCCCACTGCCTCAGGTACAGTTAGCAATGGGGGCACGTACCTTACTAACAATGGGGCACCTACCTCCAGTGGTAAGACCTCAGGAGGGTCAGGTAAGATCCACAATGTCACAATCAACATAGGCAAGCTTGTAGAGTCTCTCACCATCCAGACAACTAACCTATCCACTGACCCGAGCGAGGTCAGGTCAATCATCGTCGAGACGCTCTTATCAGCGGTCAATGACGCTAACTTAGCCATCCAGTAGTATGCTACCAATCATTCAAGGTAACGATGCCATCATATCAGTCATCCTCCATCAGCAGGCTATCCAATTGGCTAGCTCTCCAGCTGATACCGCCATCGAGAGCCATAAGATAGACCTCTCTAGAGTAAAGGAGCTCTCTGTGCGACTTATTCCCTACATGCGCTGGGCCGAGGTCTCCCCCGAGTTTAGTATTCGGGATAACGTACTCGAAGTATCCTTCCCTGCCTCAAGCCAAAAGCCGGGCAAGTGGGATATCGAGATTAGCTACTTCACTCCATCTGATGACGGTGGCTATAAGCGTCAGCGGGTAAAACAAGACTTCGCCGAGGTGATCCCTGCTTATGAGCGAGCTCCAGGAGCAATGACATCGGCTTACATCGTTACCGCCGAGGTCTCGTCTATAATGCGAGGGGAGACTGGGCTCGACGCTTATCAGTCCGCCCTCGCTCGGGGTCTAGTAACATCTTACGAGGAGTGGGTCGAGTATATAAGAGGTCCTAAGGGGGATCCGGGTAATACTGGTAAGGATGCCTATGCCTATTATTTGGAGACCACAACAGACAGCCCTAAGCTATCTGAAGAGCAGTGGTCCAACTTCCACAACCACTACCTCAGTATACTCCACCGGATTATTCTCGGGGAAAACGTTCCGATGCAGGGACAAAAATCGACAGGTGACTATCTCTTGGAGCTACACACGACAATCGATAGGCTAGCATCAGCGCTACAGGCAAAGGACATAGACGTGAGGGAGCAGTCTGGCCTTGCTAGCTTTATCCCCAAAATCAAAGCGTACGAGCCTATGCATATTGTGCTGTTTAAGAAAACTCAACTGCATGGCTGGGTTCAGGAGTATTTAGGTCGTACTATAGAGGTGTACGCCGGCTGGGACAACCCAGATCTAGAGCATGCAATGTCCAATAGCCCGAATCTTAAGCGCATCCCTGATATAGTAGGGGTGGAAAGGACTATTAGCGTGAATTCGATGCTCATGAAATGCCCGGCGCTCCAGGGGGTGATCCGTTTGCCCAATTTGCCAAAAGCAATATCTGCTGAGAGTATGGCAAATGGGTGTAAATTGGTGGAAGAGGTAATCATTGGAGATATGCCCTCCTGCAAGTCAATAGTCACGATTACGTACGAATGCTTTGCAGTCAGGAATGTATATATTGGCGAATTACCAATCATCGAAAAAGCCGATTATGCGTTTGCATCGTGCCGTTCACTAGAGCGTGTGGTTTTTAGTGGGGGGATTGCTCCATCTAAATCTGCAGATAGTATGTTTAATGGCGATCGCTCTCTTATATCTATTGATGGAGTGGTAGATGTAAGTTCCATCGGTGGCTATATATCCATTCTTAGCGGTTGTGTGTCTCTTAAATCTGTTAAGATTAAGGGACTTGGCGATCACATAAACCTATCAACATGCGAAGCTCTGAGCGCCGAGTCTCTCCGGTACCTCATAGACAACGCCAAGGAGGTCACTGGGAAGATGATATTCCTCCCGAGAAAATTCTTCTCTGAGCGAAAGGAGGAGATGGAGACTATAGGCAGAGACGCAACGGCTAAGGGTTTTACAATTAATTATCAATAGATAAGGTATGAAAGAGATTATTGCTCCAGACGGACAGATGTGTGTGCATCGTAGACTACAGCAAGTTGCCTATATCATCCAGGCTCCTGATATTGAGGCTTCAGATTGGGAGCTCCTCCCCGAGGATGACGCTCTTTCCCTTGAGCAAGAGTGGCACCCTTCTCAAGATCCACCCATGACCGATAATCAACCCAAGTCTTATGACAGCGAAAGAACGAGCGGAGAAGCGTGACTTTGCCCGCCTCCTCTACTTACAAGGCGAGGAGCAGAAGACCATAGCTAAGCGGATCGGCATCTCTGAGGTGACGATAAGCAAGTGGGCTAATGAGGGAGGATGGCAAGAGCTACGAGCAGCGCAGAATATTACTCGCCCTGAGCTCGTCAATAAGATCCTACGCTCAATTGATCGCATTCTAGACAAGGCCCTCTCAAGTGATGAGGTTGATGCTGGTTTCGGCAAGCAACTCAAGAGCTTTAGTGATGCTATCAAGGCCATCGACAGCAAGGCCAATGTCGTCGATGTCATTGAGTCCTTCATTGCCTTTGGGCGCTGGATGGAGTATCGCATGACAATCGACTCGGAGGTCACACCAGAGCTCCTAAAGAAGATCACCCACTACCAAGACCTCTACATTGCCACGCTACTCGCTGAGGGTAGCAAGTAGTCCTCTCCTCTATGTCCACACTGCAAACCATCGTACCGACTGCCCTTAGCGCAGGCAAGGTCCTCCTCTATCGATTCCCTGATAAGCCGAAAGGATCAATCTCTTGGGAGCGAGGAGGGGAGGAGTATGTGCCGAGTCAAGTCGCCTTACCCATTACCGACCCATCCTATTGGGAGGGTAGATACACCCTCTGCCCACTACGTATTAGGGTAGAGGATGGGTCAACACTACTGCTCCAAGATGCCGTAGTCTCCCTCACCCGAACCAAGCAGATCACGACCACTCAAGTCGTAGGCTTAGAGGGTACTGTCAAGGAGTACATAAGCAATGGGGATTATGAGCTAAGTATCCAGGTTGGCATTCAGGGCACGGATGATGGCCACATTGCCGATATCTATCCTGAGGGTGCCCTGCGTGAGCTACGTCGCTACTTAGATGTCAATAAGGCCCTTCAAGTTCAGAGTGCCTTCCTCGATGTCTTTGAGGTCAACCGCATCGTCGTCAAGAGTTTCTCCCTAACGCAGGATACGGCAAGCAACTACCAAGAGCTATCCATCACTGCTCTATCTGACAATGAGTATAATGTCGTCAGTACAGATTACTAGCCTATGTATCGCCTAACAGCTAGAGTTGAGATCGATTCCGCCCGTAAGTGGGTTATCGACAAGCTGACTGCTTGCGAGATTCAGCGCAGCACTGATGAGCTGACCGATACCTGCAAGCTCACCCTACCCAAGCGTATGCTCTGGGATCACAAGGAGGGCGTACCCCTTCGTAGAGGAGATAAGGTGTGTGTCTACCTTGGCTATGACGATGATCTACAGCTGGCGTTTGTTGGGTATATCCGTGAGATCAGCGCCAAGACACCTATCGTCCTGGAGTGTGAGGATGAGATGTATCGACTCAAGACTACCCCAACCGTACCCAAGGCTTATCGATCTGCCACTCTGGAGCAGGTGCTAAAAGACCAAGGTATCACGTCTCCTCTACGAGTCATGGGAGAGCAGCACTTAGGAGCTTACCGCGTGAAGGCGGACAATGTAGCTAGCCTCCTTGGCCAGCTTAAGGAGCAAGGGATACGTAGCTTTTACCGCTACGAGGATGGGCAAGCAGTGCTCTATGCCGGAGTGCTCTTTGATCATCAGGTAGGTAAGGATGCTCGACAGGTCATAGCTTCCGGGGTTAATCTCATCAGCGACACTCAGCTCAAAGAGCAACATGCCGATGCTATACGTATCCATCTCAAGGCTGTATCGATCATGCCCGAGGGGCGAAAGGGGCGCAAGAAGCTAAAGATCGAGCTGGGCGACAAGGATGGGGAGCTACGTACCGTTACGACTTACAACAAGAGTGAGCCGGAGCTGCGCAAGTGGGCGGAGCAGGAGCTTCGCCGCCTAAAACGGGATGGTCTTACCGGTAGTCTCACCACATTCGGAGCTCGGCTTGTCGATAAACTTGATCACATTGGCATCCGCTTAGATGGCAAGCGGATGGGTGTCTATCAGGCACGCAAGGTAACCATCAAATATGGGGCTGAGGGCTTCCGTCAAGAGGTCACCTTAGGCTATAGAGTAGCAGAATAGTATGAGCCAAATAGCAAACATCGTCCGACAGCTCTCTGGGGCAAGCACCCATTACCTCAAAGCCTGCGAGGTTACTTCCGTAGATCAGACTGCTCGCACCGTGGACTGTCAACCCTTAGATGAATCAGCTCCCCTCTTGGCTTGTAACCTTCAAGGAGACCAGGAGGGTACGGATGGGATGACGCTCTTCCCTAAGGTCGGATCATTTGTGATCGTGGGTCTCGTCGATGGGGCGGACACTGGTGCAGTCCTCCTTGCTGATGAGTTAGATGGCATTGACATCAAGATAGGAGACCAATCACTCAAGATCACTCCCGAGGGCTTCATCTTCAATGGAGGTAAGTTGGGAGGCTTAGTCAACATAGATGGACTGACCGATCGGCTCAACGCCATTGAATCTGATCTTAATTCACTTAAGCAGGCTCTGGCAAGGTGGTCACCGGTGCCTAATGATGGTGGTGCAGCACTTAAGGGGGCTATAGCCTCTTGGTCAAGCACAAGGCTACGAGCGAGCAAGCCAAGCGACTATGAGGATGCTAACGTCAAACATTAATAATAGATACACTGATGCTGGGGATCGTACTTTCATCCGATACGGGAGACCTTGATTTGAGCACAGGTCGCATGCAACTTGGTCAAGTTCAGGCGCAGACCGCTTCTTTCCTTCTCCTTGGTTCCCCAGGGACCTTCGGAGAGTGGCCACGGCTTGGCCTGCGAGCTTACCGCAAGCTTGGAGGGCAACCAGATCCTATGTTCCCAACTGAGGCGGCTAAGCAGATGCGCTTTTGCCTCCTTCCCGTCGATAGGGTCAGCTTAACCAATGATGGCTACCTAATCTCATTCACCGACTAAACGACTACACTATGGCACGAAATATTGCAGACATCAGGCGATTGATGACAGAGGCTTTCGGAGCAAATGAGGATGTTGTTAAGGCTTATGGTCTAACTCCCGGTAAGACTTATGATGAACAGTTCTCCAAAGTTTCCATCGAGAGCCTCCTCTTCTGGTCTTTTTCCGCTGGCATTGCTAAGCTAGAGACAATCTACGACGACCACCGGAAAGAGGTGATAGACCTCATAGCCGCATCGGAGCCTCACACGCTGTTTTGGTACTCCAATCGTGCTAAGTCTTACCTGCATGGGTTTAGTCTCAAGCCCTATTCGGATGAGTTCGATACAGCTGGAGCTAGTGATGATGATCTAGCTAGAGCTCATATTGTACGCTACGCTGTAGCTAGCGAGTATCAAGACACCGTCTATCTCAAGGTCGCTGGGGTAGATGAGACAGGAGCACCAGTGGTCCTATCCGAGAGTGTGCTCAGTGGCATTAGGTCATATATTGCCCAAATCAAGGATGCGGGAGTAGCTGTGCGTGTCATTTCAGCACCTGGTGACGATCTTGATTTGAGCCTAGAGATATACATGCAGCCATCTCTTCTGCTTGACTCAGGTCTTCCATCTCAGGATAGGCAGAGGGAGATACGCAAGGTCGTAGAGCGCAACACCACATCATTACCATTCGATGGGGTGTTTAGACCCTCTGATCTGGTCGTAGCTCTTTCACGAGTCGCAGGAGTTGAGTCAAGCGTAGTCACATCG